GCACGTCGTTCTTGGGTTCGAGGTAGGCGATGATCTTGTGCCTCGCACAGATCCGCAGAGCGGCCTCGACTCGGATGATCCGGTAATCGTCATCCTTGCTGCGGAGACGCTGGACTTCTGCCCACGTTAGGTTGCGAACCTGAGCGCGAACGTGAATGCGGTTCAGCGTGTCGATAAAGTCGTCGCGCACCAGCGGTCGCATCCAGTGACAGACGACAATCACGCCATCTGCGGTGATCAGGATGTCTAGATCGATGGCGTCATAACCGAGCCTCGCGGCATTCTTGATGCCACGAATGCTGTTCTCGACGTGCTTCCAGAACGGCCACGAAAGGTGATAGATCTTCAACTCAGTCCACTCCCGAAACCTGCAGCCGTCAGTTCGTTGGCAACCGTGGTGGTCACCGTGTAGACCCGACCCCCCATGAAGAAGTCGGTGCCCTCAGTTCCAGCGGCAGTCAGTTGCTCACTGGAAGGCGTACGGACGCTGGTCAGCGTTCCGTTGATTCGCACGATCGAGTTCGCCCACGTAAGCCGGAAGTAGCACAGAGGCTTGGTATCCGTGCGGATAGGCTCTTCGTGCGTCGGCGGATTGAACGTGGGCATGCAACACTCCTGCGTGCGATGGTTGCTTGGGGAGGGTGAGGGTCCCCCGAGAAAGAGGACCCCCACCCACGACACTCAGAAGGTGTCGATGGAGGAAACAGTCTCCACGCGCCAGAGGGCTTCCTGACGGTAGAGGTTCCAACCGGCAATGCCGTGCCACGACAGCGGGCGGTACCGCATCATCGGGTCAGTAACAGGGCCGATAATCAGGTGCGGCTCAACGGCGACAACCTCGGCAAGAGCCTGCTGACCGAACAGGTAAGTCCGGTAGACGTTCTTGCTGGAAGCACCAGTAGCCGAAACCTTGACTCGCGGCGACTCGATGTAAGAGACACCGCCAAACACACCAACCTGCTCAAGCCAGAGGTTCTCCGGAGCAACGTTGTTGTGCGGGAAACGCCAACCCAACTCGCCGGTCTCACGACGGAAGTCGTAAGCAACGTCAGGGTGGATGAACGCACCAAAGGTGTTGCCACCCATCTTCTCGATCACGTTGTTGCCGCGCATCTTCGCAATGAGGGTTGCGGGAATCTGCGACTTGAAGGTGTCACCCGTGGTCAGGGTGTTTTCAGCCTTCGACGTGCTCGGGACACCAGCGTTGGAACGAGCCACGTTGGTGCCAGCGTCCAACTTCGCGCGAACGCGAAGGTCGACGGACTCCGCCAGATCGCGGGCAACGAGGTTGGCAACAGCCGGATCGATGTCCGAGAACGTAAGCGTGCGGAGCAGCAGGGTGGGGATAACGGTCTTACCCATCTCGTCGATCGTCACCGTAACCGTGGAGGTTGACGGGACGGCCACCGAGTCCGGGTTCACGGTCTCAGAAAGAGTCGTGGTATCCGGGGTAAGGTCGTTGTAGATGTTGAAGACAACCGTGCTGCCGGGGTTGGTCAGCGCGGTGGCTCGGGTATCAGCCACTCGGCGGAAGAGCGGCTCGCTGCGCAACTTGAACGCAACGAGTTTCTCGTAACCAGTCTTGACAAGGTTAAGACCGAGTGAGGTACCCGAGGTAATGTCGGTATAGGCGTTAGCCATTTACCGGCTCCTTTCGGGACTAGAGGGCTAATGCCTCAGTCCACGGGAGCGCTATGTTCCTTGAAGAACTTCATCAGCGCATCCTCAGAATCAATCTTGTCCATTTCTGTGACAAGACTGTCGTGAACCGAAGCGGGAACACCGGATTCGGCAGCGTCCTGAATTTCAGCGAGCGCCTTAGCCTCCGCAGCCAGTTCGGCCTTGCGGAGTTGTATGGCGGGGTCGGCATCGTCAGACGCTTGCACGTCGGGCTCGACAGCCGGTTCCGGGTCCGGAGTGTTCGCAGGGACGCCGAGAAGGTGGGCATACTTGTCCACCCATGCAGCAGCATCCGTGCCATCCGGAATCAGTTCGGCAATCGCCGGATCGAGACCCTTGTCCTTGAGCAGAGCCGCCGTGGACTTCTCTCGTTCCTTGCCCTCAAAAGCCTCACGGAGTTTCTTATTCTCTGCGAGGGTCTCTTCGAGCAGTTTCCGGAGACCTCCACCGCCCCGCTGATCGCCTTCGTTCTCGAAGTCGTCATCGGACCAGTTGTTGTTATAGCCGCTCACGCGGACCTCCCTTGATAGTGGGCCACACATTTCCGAGGGGACAGAAATGTGGCTCCCGTGGTTGTCGCTAGTACGCCCGCCGAGGCGCGACTTGAATCGGCGGGGAGTCTGTGTTAAGGTTGCATCGTGCGCTTGGGGAAGACGCACATGGCTGGCAGAGTCAGCCAACGGCGGGCGGGGATATTTACATTTACATGATCCCCGCCTTGCCCTTGTGCTATGGCGAGACAGGTGCTACGGTTGCGCCGATCCCTCCCTAAAGGATCAGCCCCTCAGTCAGTTCTGTGGATCTCCCAAGAAGCCCTTTGCTGGCTGGGGGGCACCTTCGCAACAATTCAACTTGTAGCCGCAGCGCGGGCAGCGCCAGCGGCAATGAGTTCCATCGAGCGGCTGACCACAGTTATCGCATTCGATCAAGTGGTCAATCTCCGACATCTGTTAGTAGGACTGGCGCTTAGCGGAACCAGTCTCGCCCCGAGATTTGCCGCCGAACGTGGCCGCTTCTGCGGCGACAATCTGACGACGCTTGTCGTTCTTGTTGAAGAACACATCATTCTCGGCGTCCGTCTGGTTGTAGTCGATGCCATAGATGCCGCCAGTCGAACCGAGTGAATCGGCGAAGGACTTGACCGCTCCATAACCCTGCCGTGCTGCGTCGACAGTCACGCCACGATCGAGCAGACTCTCGTAGCGCCCGATGTTGTTGACAGCGAATCCAGCCTGAGCGGCTGCAGTGGCAATGTTGGCCGCGTCGTACTGCCGCTTGATCACTGGCAGGGCGCGGTTCTGGTCGAGGAAGTAGGAGGCAAGATCTCCGGTCCCCAGACCGTAGAACTGCGCCAGCAGATTCCGCGTCGTGGGGTCGATCTTCTGAGCCTCGCCTACGGCCATCTGAACTCGTGTGGAGATCTCGTCTGGACTCACGTCGTTAGCGATCCACTGTCCGAAATCGCTGGGGTCATCGTAGAAGCCAGCGGGAAGCCCCGACTCCTGCAGAATGCGGTGGTAGGTATTCTCAAGGTTGAGGTACTCGCCCAGCGAGATTGCGTTGTATCCGTTGGAGACTCGGGATGAGTAGCCGGGAAACCGTGTCTGGAAGGCCTTCGTCTTCTGCAATTCAGGCATAATCAGGTCGATCTTATCCGGGCCATAGCCCGCTGTCATCGCGTCCTGAATCAGTTGCTGCAGTTCGGCGTCGAAGGTGAGCCCCATCGAACTAAAGAAGTCCGACAGGATCTTGTAGGCGCTCTGGTCTTCAAAGGCCATTAACTGAGCCCCCATGCCTGCGAGAGAGCCGAGACATAACCCCTAGCCTGATCCTGCGCAGTCTGCGTGAACTGCCAACGCTTGTCTTGCCGAAGGGTGTCCTCGAAGTCAGTTACCGACATTGGCTCATAGACGTTCTTGTCGTTCTTGACGCCAGTCAAAGCCTTGCGGATCGACGGGTCGAAAAGGTCGAGGTCGCCGGGGTTCAGTTCCAGCGTGGAAGCCATCGCCTGCACGTAAGGTGAGGCGATGTCGTAGAGATTAGCCCCGCCTCGAATCTGATCACCGTAGAGCGAGAACGTTTGAGCGGCGACATTGCGGATGTTGGTGTTCATCTCTTCCTGAGACATGTCGCCTCGGGCGACCGCCTGCATCCAGCCCTTTACCTGATTCGGCGACAACTTAATGCCGTTCTGGTAGGCGAGCGTATTTACGCTCTGCTCGATGCCAGCAAGATCTCCGCCATAGTCACCCATTGTGTTCGGGTGGACGTACTTGGAGATGTAGTCCCGAGTCTGCCCCTCGTCCCAGCCAAATAGGAAGGACTGTTCCGCTGCATGCCGTAGCGCGTCGTGAGAGAGCGTGACGCCGACCGACTCGGCAAGATTGCGGAACGATGAGATAGTCTGCGTGAGCCGCTGCCGATAGGTGGAAGGGTCCGAATACTTGAGCGCGATGTTCTTGCGCCACGTGTCGGAGTGCTTCTTGAACCAGTCAGACTGGCGCAGTTCGACTTGGAACTTCGATGCCGTCCAGTGGTGCTTGATGGCATCCTGCAGTAAGCCGTTCAGTTCGGGGAATGCCTTGAAGAGTGCGTATGAGAGGCCATACTGCTGTTCAAGTTTGTCGATCTGCTTCTTGGACAGGCCGTTGTGATTCTTCTTCTTTGTCAACCTAGACTCACCCCCCATGCTCCTTCGTTACGTCCCAGACTTCTAATGCGAACCGAGAGGCCCGGTCGAGGGGCTTCGATGATGCGCCCATGACCGATATAGATAGCGATATGGTCAGCACCGTTATTACGGGAAGAGTTGTCCCACGCCACAAGGTCTCCGGGCTGCAATTTGTTCAGTGATACACGATGGCCGTAGTTGGCCTGCTGGTAGGAGATCCGAGGTAGATGCTTGCCAACTTGGCCGTACACATACTGGATCAACCCTGAGCAGTCGAAGCCTCCCGGTTGAGTGCCACCCCAGACGTAAGGATCTCCCACGTAGCGCTGAGCAATCTCCACGACCGCCTTGCGCCACCCGTCAACGCCCTTCTCGTAGCCGCCGATCTGTTGCATGAGCGGCTTGATAATGCTCTCGTTGGTGTGCGGGCCGATCTCAGGAATGGCCGTCTCGATCTGACCAGTGTCGAGTTGCTGGGGCGACGTGGCATCCCACGCGCCAAGCATGTCTTCGACCGCTGGCGTAGCCATCTGCTCTTCGGGAATGGCTGGCTGGTTGGGCAGCCGCCCGTAAGGGTTGCCATCCATATCCGTCTGGGGCTGGCCCGCTGCCGTGGCTACACGAGGCCAGAGATCGCGCATTGGAGCGATCTGTTGGGCGTATCTACCCGGATATGCCGAGCGTTGTACAGCCTGTGCGGCTTCACCCATGCCCATCTGGTTGCGCCGGTCACCAAGACCGCGCAGAGCGCTGTAGAACTTCTTCGCCGCGTATTGGGGGTTCATCCGTTGCTCTTCGGAACCCCACGAGGCACGCTGCTGGAAGAGTCCGAGCGAGTCTCGATCGCCATAGTGAACGTTGCGCAGGCCAGACTCGACGATGGAAGTAATGAGCGCGATCTGGATGTCGCGGTTGCTCATCCCCATCTGTTGGCCTACCTGATAGATCAGGGCAGCGTTCTGGACTTGTTCACGATCGAAGGGCATTAGACCGTTGCACCAAGGGCTGCGAAGAGGGCGGGAGCGTAGGTGCCAACTGCCTGCCACTCACCCCATGCGGGCTTCTTGCGCAGGTCCTCGTACAGCGCCTGCTGCATACCAGCCTCATTGAGACCACCGCGAGAGCGCACGCTCTGCGTGCTATTGCCGTTCTCGTCCACGGTTTGAGTTGCTGTAGAGATCGAAGGATTGGCTCGCTGCGCAGAGTGCAGCGTTGCTACGAAGTCCTCGTACTCAGCCTGCGTCGGATCACGACCCAACTCCTGCTGCAGCATTCCGCGCACAAGACCCTTGGCATCCTCGTTGCTCATCAGGTCGACAGAGCGAGTGGTCTGCGAGGTCGTCTTGGTCTCGTTGGTGCCCAACTTGCTAGCACTCTCAGCCGTAAGACCCTTAAGATTGCCGTTCCACTGATCGCCAAGTCGGTAGTCCAGCAACTGCTTGAGGTACTGCTGGGGCGTGATCTTCTTGCCGGTGCCGTAGAGGTTGGCTGCGTCCTTGAGGAATGACAGGTGCAACTCGAACACGTCGTTCATCGGTGCGGTCTTGGAATACTCTGCAGCCTGTTCCGGCGACATCGGGCCGTTGTATCCCGCGAGAGCGAGCAGATATGCCCAATGGTGGATGTTCTCGTTACCGGAGTCCATGAACTGCTGCTGCGACTGCAGAACAGAGCGCGAGCGGTCTGGATGATTAGCCCCGTACTCGGCGGCATTGGCGCTCGAATACTTCGTCGCCTTGTAATGAGCGTCCCCGAGATAGAGGTAAGGGAAGTAGTCGGTGCCTTGGAGGCCGCTAGAAACGCCTCCCAACGGAATGCCAGCCTGATTGCTCAGCGATGAAAGGTACCCACTGCTAGACGACGACGGAGACCCCGGAGCGGGCATTGAGCCGCCACTGTCCATGAACGGCATTAGAATCCACCCCCTCCGAGGGTCATCGTGTCTTGTGAGAGGTAGCGGGAGTAGAACTCCGCGAAGGCGGGATTATCGAGGACGATCTGCCCGACCTTGTTGTAGAACCAGTCCCGAAGCGCGCCGTTCTCCCCAGCCTGCAGAGAGCGAGAGCCGCCCTGTGCTGCGTAAGCATCGAGCGCATCGGCTACCTGCTGTCGAACGGTCAGGTATAGTCGTACGCCCTTGATGTCCGGACGGTTATCGAACGCACCATCGCCAACCCACTCCTTGAGATCCTCGATCTCGGAGTAGATCTGGTCCGACTGCAACTGATACTCCCGTGCCCACGGGCGGTACTTCTGCATGATCTGCGAGACACCGAACCGCTTGATTTGTACTAGGTCCGCAGCCTCTTTCTGCTGAATGCTGGTCAGACCTCGCGCCGACAGTTCCGCCTCGATCGCAGCATCCAACTTGCGATACTCGCGCCAACCGAGTTGCGTCTCGGGATCGTTGATCAGTCGGTCCTGCAGGCTTGTGCCTGAACGCAGGGTACGAGTATCACCGGGGCCGAGGTTGATGTTGAACTGCTGACCGTAGGCGTCCGAAGAGAAGTCGCCCATGTACGCTTGTGGGCTGATGATGGCACTAGCCCAGCCGGGGTACTTGGCGATCATCTTCTTGTTCTTCGACCATTCCTCCATGCCTGCCGATGTTGGCGGCACGCCGATAGAGTTAGATGACGAGGTTGCAAAGATGGCAGCCTCTTCACCGTACTTGTCGATAAACTTGTCCCACGCCTGTGAGCCGTACTGCTTCATGTAGCGGTGATAGGCGTCGATCCAGTATTGGTGATCTGGCATGTATTGGACTTGGAAGGGCTGAACCAGACCACTGATGATCCGCACGTGCCACAGGTGATCTGCAGCCTTGGCGATCTCTTCGGGGGTCGGGTCAGGCTTGCCTTCCTTGCGAGCCTTGTAGAGCATCTCCCGTCCGATCAGCATTTCCATGTTGATGCGGGACTGGTTGTCCTCGGCGCTCTGCGACTGTCGTACGCGGTTCACCCATCCGGGGGAGAACTGGTCAAGCATCTGACCGAACCCGCTCTTAGAGCGCGGTCGACCGATCGGGAAGAACCAGCGATAGAGAAGGTCGTCCTCGTGTTCAACGCCGTAAGTGTCAGACACCTTGCGCATGAACTGGTCAGCAGGAATCGTAACCAGCGGACCAAGCGACGGAAGCAGCGGTAGATCGCCCTGCAGAACCGTGTTGGCTGAGCCAATCGGAATCCGAGTCGAACTGATGCCTTCGAGTCCGAAACGCTTCTGGATAGCCTCAGGAATCTGTGCCACTACCATGTCGGTTGGGTGGTACAGGCCGAGTCCGTGCATACCACCGGGGCGCACTCCGGACTTCACCGGATTGCCATCCTGATCCACGACTGCGAAGTTGTTGTACACCGCTCGCTGTCCAGCGAAGAACCGAGCCACCGTCTCGGGACGGTCGCTAATGATCCTCAGCCACTTCTGGATCGCCTCGAACTGCGCGCCCCAGAATGGGGCGATGAAGCGAAGCGCATCGTTGAAGTTGGTTGTCTCGGTCAGGTTGTACAGGTGCCTGCGCGTCTGCTCAAGTGCGAACGTGTGTGCCTCGTCCTGATACTGCTTGAGCATCTTCTCGGTGAGCCACTTGCTGTTCGTGCGACCGATCAGAGCACGGATCTTCGTGTCGTACGCCGCCTTGGCGAACGGGTGACGAGAGAGGTTGTCGATCGGGATATTTCCAAGCCCGGTCCACATCTTGTCAGCCACGTCGCTCAGGAACTGACCAGCGCCTCGACGACGGTCGAGAACCTCGAAGTCGGCACCGTAGATCACCGGCAGGTCCTCGTCCGCAATGTTCTTACGGAAGTCGGACGGCTTCACGCGACCCTTGCCAAGCAGCCGCTGAATCTTCTTGCTGGGCACGTAGTAGTTCAACTTGAATCGGTGGTCGTCGACCCAAATGCCTGTCGGCATATCGACCGGCTTGACCTCAGCAGCAACGCGCTGCCCCTCGGGAGTGCGTTCAAGCCAGTCGACGATCTGCTCGTCGGACTGACCCTTGATCATGCGCTGCATGATCGGAGAGTTCCCAAGGTGATCGTTCACCGTATCGGCGTAGCGCTGGAAGTACAGGACCGCCTTCTTATGATCCAGAGACTTCGGATCGTGGAGCGCCTTATCTGTGAACTCTGGGGGAGAGTAGGTGCGGAAACCTTCGGACTGTCGACGGAACATCGACGTGCCGTGACCGTGACCCTCAGAAAGCACATCCAGTGTGCCGTTCGAGGCGGTAAGCCCTCGGAACAGTTCACCCTTGTGACCAGCGAACGCACCTTCGACGTACGTCGTCTTGCCGTCCGAAGAGGTAATCTTCTTGTGGGCTGTCCCCATCTGATGACGCTCGTGGATCTTGCGCATGACCCAATGCTCTTTAGAGTCAACTGCAAGATCGAAGTTGTCCAGCGCCTCTGCCGTACTCGGACCTTCAGGAAGAGCCAACGGCTCACGGGCGGGAGCCTCGGGAGCGACTGGCTTACGCCGGATGATCCGATTCTCTGGCAAGAAGTTCTCGACCGACTGCGGGTGGTCAAACCACTCCGGAATCGACATGTACTCACCTGTTGGTGCGTACAGCGGCTTAACGACCAGATCCTCAGGACGCAGCCAAACGTAGACCTGATGCGGGCGACCGTGTGCGGTTCCCCCAAGGTGTGTGATCGCACCCACGTTGTGCTTCTCTTCGAGATAGCGATGCAGGAGAGCCTGACCGTCACGACCGATCTGCGCATCCAACTCTTCGTACAGATTCGCCCACGTCCGACCTTCCGGATGCTGCTTGGTGAGGTAGGAATCAGGCAAGACGTTGAGCACGTCGTAGATCTGCTGGGCGTCACCAAGGTGCTGATGAGATAGCCATTCGTCGAGGTCGGCGCGCTGCGCCGCAGTGATCGGCTGGTCGGCATCCCACACCTTGTATGTCTTGCCAGACTTCGATCCACGGATCGTGTAGAGATGGGGTCCGTACTGCTCTGCGAGATCGGGTGCGACCGTTGTGTATAGCCCGTCGCCTATCATGCGACCAGACGCCATTGGAGCCGCTTCGCGCGGGTGAAGGTCGCTCGGAAGACCCATCTGCGTGCCATGGTAAGTCTCGGGCTCGCCTTCGATGGGAGCCTTACCCGGCTGCGGTGCCTTCACAGACTCGTTGGCGAAGTAGCGGTAGGTAGCCTCTGCGATCGGAGAGCGGTCATCGGGGTCCTGCACTCGGTATGAGCGCTTGTTGCCGATATCCCACATCTCCACGTCAGGGTGCTTCTCGGAGACATACTCGGCGTACTGACGAGCCTTCTTGAACTCGTTGCTGCGGAAGTGTCGCCCGACCGTGATATGCCCGCTCGGGTCGACCACGATGCGCATGCCGTTACGGCTGAGCAGTTCCATATTCTGCGAGTACCACGCCATCAGAGCCTTGCCCTGATCAGCGCCGATCACGCTTGGCGAACCGGGAATACGCTTCTGTAGTTCGTGATGGAAGTCCGGCAGCGGAACGACGTAACCGTTCTTGTGCTCACGGTTGTTCACGTGGTCGAAGACCTGCGGACCCTCAGTAAGAGCCTGACCCTTGCCGTTCTTGGTTCGCTCGTAGTAGGACTTCGCGGCACGGAAGACCGGAGGCTCAGGACGGTTGCCCGGAACCTGTCGCGCCTTGCTCATTGCAAAGTCGAGCAGACGCTCCTGCGCTGGGCTCAGTTCGCCGCCAGTGATCACATGGTCGAGCAGTTGTGATTGGTTGTCGGCGCGCATCCATGCGGAATAGCGGTTATTCTCGCGCTGCCAGTTCTCGAACTCTCCGACGTGCCCACGAACCTTCTCAAGACGGTCGGGGTTGATCTTGTCCCACATCGACTGCGGCAACTGCACTGCGTGCGTGGTTTCGTAGTCTCGGGTGAACTGATTAGGCCTCATGCCGAGGGACTTCTCAACCGTTGACTGAGGACCGAGCATTCTAGTGCCGAGCGGACCCTTGCGCTTACGCATAATGAAATCAGCGACGGCAGGAAGGGTGTTACGCCCGGACTGATAGACAGCCTCCGCGCCGGGACCGGTGAGCCAGTACATCGGACCATAGATTGCCGTAGCGCGAGCACCCTCGTCCATCAGAACGCGCATCGGCCAGCCGAGGCGGAACAACTGGACGGGCTTCCAGAACTCGTTGAAGCGGGTTCCGACCAGTTCGCCAAGGTCGGCCATCGCAGCCTTCGATCGCTTGCCAATACCGGCGTCGATCTCTTCGAGCAGTCGATGGTCGTGCTTGATCTTGTAGTACAGGCGACGGTGGTCGAGTGAGTTGTAGTAGTTCGGGGTCTGCGTGGTGTCCTCAGGCGACACACGCGGCTGCAGGGCTTCCTCGGGAACCTCGAACGTCTGCTTGTGCCGTCCGTCGAGCATGTGCAGAGTGACGGTGCCGGTGTCCTCGTTACGGCTGACCAACTGCAGTGAGGCGTCCTCGCCACCCTTGAGTCGCTGCATGATTGTGGGGGCTGAGCGGTAGACCTGCCCCTGACCCGTCAGGATGCCGTTGATGGTGCGGTTGCGCTCGTCGTAGATCTTGTGAACCAGAGCGCGAGCGGTGTCGGTGTTCAGGCCAAACTTGGTTGCGATAGCGCCGACCACGTGCGTCTCTTCGAGATCGTGCATGATCTTGTAGCGGTCGTAAGACGTGTTCGCCTTGACGTACGCCGACACTGCCGTATCACGTGCGCCCTGTTCGGGCACGTAGCCGAAATAGTTCTCCAACTGGTCGAACGAGCGCTCGATGGCGCTGATGCCAGAGTTGACGCCAGCGGCCATATCGAGTTCAGCAACGTTGGCCTTCTTGAGAAAGAGTCCGCGAGGCATCTTGTAGTACGAGTGTGCGTGGCCGAACTGGTTGTCCATGAACAGCGCTCGCTGCTCACCCTCTTCGACATCACGCTTGCGTACTTCGCTCCACCGCTCGCGCGTAGGCGCAGCCACGCGACTGACACGAGGATTGCTCTTGACCGTCAGCAGGTTCAACCAGTCTGAGTAGCCGTCGTACTTGTGCAGTGCGTCGGAGACCTCAGCCAACTGAGCCTGACGCTTCTCAAGGTTCGTGTGAACCTCCCAGCGATGAGACCAATCAGCAAAGCCCGACGCCTCACGCGGATCGCCTGCCTGCTTTGCTGAATCCAGAAGGTCGTCGACCTCGCTCTGCAAGGTGGCGTGCTTCGTGGTCAGCGCTTCCATCGAGTCAAGAAGAGTGCCGGACCCCGGAGCAATTTTAGCCAGTTCGTCCGGCGAGACTTCGTGCAACTTGGTCAGCATGGCGTACGCCTTCGGGTCACCAAGCAGTAGTTGCTGCGTCAGGTCAGCAACGTCAAGTGTGTCCGGAAGGGCAAAGTCGAACTCGTTAGCGACATCGCCAAGCGACGTACGAACTCGCTCAGAGTTGAGTAGGCTGTTTGCTGCCATACGGTTGTTGTAGGCCCAATGCAGCGCAAAGGCACCAGCGCCGCCATCGACCGCGCGGTAGCGCGATGCGAACATCGGAAGATTACGAGCGAACTCCGGAGCGGAAGTGGCGAGAGCATAGTCCTCGATATTCTTCCAGCCCTCGCGCATGCGATTGGCCTGCGCGTTGACGACCGCCTTGGTGATCGGGTTGCGAACCGTAACCTGTTCACGCTGCAGGTTCTGCGTGAGACCGCGCCCGTAGGCACCGTTCTCATTGAGCGGCAGTTCCTTGCGCGTAAGGCGAGCAGTAGCACCAAGACCCTTGCCAGCAATCACGACCGGATCGGCATACCACGTAGCGACAAACTCGGAACCAATCGAGGACATCTGATACCACGGGTTGTCACGCTTCCAGCGATCCAGCGTCTCGTCAGAATAGAAGGGATCAAGCGCAATATTGACCAGCGCGTTGCCGAGGCTCTCGGTGTGGGCTTCACGCCATGCCTGCGCCCAGCGATCCATGGAGCCGTACTCAAGCGGATGCGGAGCCATTTCTACGCCAGCCGTGAGGCCCTGATAAGCGTAGTTGAAGCCAGTAAGTCCCTGAGAGATGCCGGGAGTTTTGGCGACGGTTTCGATGTTCTTGTGACTCTTGGCGTGGTCGTAAAGCATGCCCTGCGTGTTGGCGTTGAAAGACTTGAATTCGTCTTCGGTCAGCAGGCCTCCGGCCTTGCTGTACTTGGGATACAGGTCTTCTGTATCAGGACCCTGACCGACACCGAGTGCACCAAGCCAGCCGCCGACAACAGGAATGGCACGAGCCGGTCGAGCCGTCATGTCGGTTAAAACGTTCTTGACATAGCCACTGCCAGCCGTAAAGCCGGTCATAAGTTGATTGCCCACGCCGGACTTATCAACGCCAAGTTCAGCACGAGTCTTGAAGAGGCCGTGGTCCTGATAGTTCTGAGCGCGCTCTAGTTCCTGAGCCTTGAGACTCTGAGCCTGCATCTGGTCAGCCGCCTGCTTCGCGGCAGTCTGAGTCGCCGGAAGGACGCTACGGACGAACTCACGGAACTGAGCGGCGTCGACCCACTGCCCAGAAGAAAGATCGTAGGCGAGACCGTACTGCGGGGTTTGACCCGGATTAGTGGTGGCCGCAGCCGCCAGAGCCATGTACTCAGATGTGTAGTCGCTCAACCTAGTTCGGCTCGCAGTTGCCTCACGAACTGCTTGGTGGCGGGATCTGCATCATCCGCCGATGCCAGCAGAACGAGAGTAGGAATGTAGGGCTTGAGCCGAGTGACCTGCTGAGGGGTCAGTGTCGGCTGGACAGGGGAGGCCGTAGAGCCAGCACCCGGACCCATCGGAAGGCCAGCGGTGACAGGCTGGTCAGGGTTCTGAGTGGGCGCGCCGAACGGCACGACATTGGACGGGTTGGGTCCTGCAGGAGCAGCCGAGGGCGCACCCATTCCGCCCGCAGACTCGGCCATGGGCGCGGCCTGCTGGGCGTTCTGGAACGCCTGCTGCTCCCCATACTTAGCGTCGGGAAGAGTCATCGAGGGCTGCCGTCCATCGGTGCGCTTGGAGAGACGACCCGGACCAGAAGCCGCAGCGGGCTTGGTGGGGCGGCGGTATCCGCCGCGACCGTCAGCCATTGAATGTCCAGAGGTAGCACTCAAGCGTGTGGGCACAATGGCGACCACGGCAGTTCATTGCAGTGGCGGTCGTGGTTGATGTCTGGTACTTCAAATATCCGTGCATCGGACAGGAAGCGGTGTAGATGTAGCCGCAGGTGCACAACTTGACTTCACACATCCTGCCCTCCTGTAATCGTCTCGATCTCAAGCGCTGCTCGCTCAGCGAACTGAGCGCGCTCGACGTTGTAATTTGCGTGTGCTGCAAGCAGAGTTACAGTCATCTCGAACCCATCAGCCACAGCGCCGAACAAGTCACTAAGGGTGTTGAGGGTGATGATGGCGAGGTCAATCTTTTGAAGGCGTCGCGCCGGAACTCGGGAGTCGTATTCATCTTCCATTGCGTTGCCTTTCGTGAAGTTGTGCGGCAGCCCCTGCTGTGTCGGGTTCAGCAGGGACCGCCAGATCGTGCGTTAGCGAAGCGGGTTGGACTTCCCGTTGCCGACCGGCGCGGGCGTGCCGTGCGGAGCAACACCCTGACCCGGACCGGAACCGACCGGACCCTTCGAGGGCATACCCGCATCGTGCGCGTCGTGCTCGTGAACTGATGCCGGACCCGGACGGGAACCAGCAGGCTGTGCGTTAGGCGCTGCCATTCTTCTTCTCCTTTACGGTAGGTTCCTCTGCCGGAACATCTGCTGACGGGCCATGCGGACACGTGTCGAGAGACTCGATCCGACCCTGCCAAGAACACTGCAAACACTGACCAAGACTCACGCGGGAATCCTCCTAGATACGTTGGCCTGCAAGTTGGGGTTGCCGCCAGCAGTCAGGCCAGCAAGAACCATTGAAATATCTGGGGCTGCGCCCGCACCCATGAACGAGTTATCCCCTGCCTCCTGCGATGGTGCGCCGCCGCCGCCAGCGAGGGCTTGGAGTTGGGCCATCGGGTCGTTCGCAGCGGCTTGCTCTTCCTCGGTCGGCATGAAGGCCTTGACGAAGGCCTCGTGGAACGGCATCCCGCCTTCGCGGTCCTTGATGATCTCTGCCGCGCGCTGCAGGGTTCGCAGCGGATCAATCCCCTGCTCGCCCATCATCGGCGCGTTCGCCAGTAGGCCGAACAGACCCTGCTTGAGCGCGTCGTTGACCTGTTCCACGTCCACCCGGCGCTGCAACTGCTCCACGTCGATCTCGAAGGGGAGCATGCGCTGCATAGTGTCGCGGTCGATCGCCTGATCGGCGCGCAACTGCAGGAGGAAGACGATGGCCCGGTTCGGGTCCATGCCTGCCGTCATGCCATAGGTCACCGAGACGGTGTAATCGCCGTCGATATCCTTGATCGGCGTGTAGGTCTCGGAGAATGGTGCGCCCGAGGCGACACCCGTGACCGTCTTCTTTACGTCGGGCCAGTAAGTCTCGTCCATCTCGAATGCCATCGAGATAGCGCGACGCAGAGCGTCACCGAGGATCTCCTGTGCCGTGGCAATCTGGGTCGAGTAGATCTCCGTGAGGGCGTCGACTCCGCGACCTGTGATGATCGAGGCATTCACGTCGCCCCGGCGTGCAGCCGGAACACGCGAACCATCCGCGATCTCCTTGTCGAGCAACTGAGACTCGATCAGCGACGACTGAGGCAGTTCGATGGGGACGCGACGAACCTTGTCAGGATCGTTGGTGCGAATGATCGCATCCGCGCCGAAACTGATCTGGGTCACATCCTCAGGCACCGCGAGGGGAGCGCGTACCGCCTTGTCGGCTGCTTCAAGCCCGTAGACCGCCATGCGCGCACGGGCGAGCCAGACCCACATCACATCATCAAACTGCCCTCGGCCTTGCTCATCCCACTTCGGTCGCTCAGCAATCACGACCGGGGGACGACTGAGACGATGCTCAGTCTGACGGAGCACAAGGCCGTTCCTCTCAGGGAGGAAGAGCAGAATCTTGTTCCCGACGTACATCTGCGCTACGTCGAGTTTGGTTTCCCCGTCTTGGCCCGTCTTGACGCCGAAGGCGTCCGTGGTCTGCGGGCCGCGAATCCAATCCTCAACCTCGGGGAACTTGGCTGAGAGGGAGTTGATCGTGTCTGACCACTTCTTGACGTAGATCTTGGTGTTGCCGTAGAAGTCGAGTTCCCAATACGCGCTACGCGGGTCGTCGATCCGGAAGCGCGGGCATTCCGCGTCAAAGTCCGGCTCAATGACAATCGGCATCGCCGTGAACGAAAAGAACCAGTCGGCACCGGAGTACAACTGCAACTTGAGTCGGGAATGCTCCACGTAGTAGAGCGCAATCTTCGTCTTCTTCGATGAGAACTGCTTGGACTTGTTGGTGGTCAACGCGCTCGACGTACAGTCGATGGCTGGCAGTCGAGCCAGAACTTCGGCCAAATCTCGAGCCGTGGTGTCGATGATGTTCGCAACAACAGGCCTAGGCCAGTTGGTCGGGAAGATTCCCGGCATCACCGAGTTCACGTCGCCGCGACGGGCAGCCGACACGTCGGCAGCGCGAGACAAACGCTCGGACTGCGAACTGGTCAGCGACAGGTAGCGGTTCAGGAGAGGGCTAGGGATGGTGGCAGCCGTCACGCTAGCCTCCTTTGCTGTCTGATGTATTCATCGATGTCGATAACCACGCGGTTCTCAAGGTCAGCAGCGGACAAGAACGGGTTCTCCATGTGCTGCTGCCTGCGCATACCCAAGTCCTTGACCTCTTCGCGGGCTGCGGTCTCTGCGAACCAGAGCGCCATCACGAGGTCGGTCTTCTGAGTCTTCGGTGCGTCGGGGTACCACGTGATCAGTTGGTCCTTGAGTTGGCGGTACGCCTCGTTCGGCGTAAGGCCGGGAAGGTCGATCAGCGCTGCCTTGTCCTGCCATCCCCGGAACAGCGCATCCATCGACGCGACGCCCCAATCGGGATCCCACTTGTTTCCACCCTGAGTCTTGTGCTCATTGAGACGTACGCCCCTCGCAGCCAGAAATTGGTTGATTTCCCTATCCTGCGTGAGAAACGACTGGAAAGCGTTCTTCTCAATGCGCCACTCGTTGATCGGGTACTTCTCGGTGAAGTCCTCGATCATGCGGCGAAGGCCGTCAGCACGAACCTGACGGTTGAACACGTCGATCAGATAGCGCTTCGCTGTTCGACGATCCACGGCCATGACAACGCATGCCGTGTAACCAGCGGAGGTTGCCGGGTCGAGACCGGCGACCACGTAGAAGGGACCGCCTTGCGGCATCTCGCCGCGTGCTCGCTTGGACTGGCAGGCGTTGATCGCTTCGACGGAGAACGTCATGTCCTCGTCGACCGACTGCTGCATGTAGACCAATTGCCACGTGGAGGGCTTGATCTTCTTGCGCAGTTTCGAGAGCCGAGCCCCATCCCACTTGGGCCACAGACCTTCCTCGTTCTGCTCGCCGGGATGGATGGCGTGCGGCTGGTCGGAGTAGGGCCACAGCGTGGTCCAGTTGTCCGGCGAGTCGTCAGAGCCCTCAAGAATGACGGGCTGGGACAGGTAGGTCCAGTCCGACTCTTCCCCGTCATAGTGGTCGGGGTTGAGCAGTTCGGAGTAGATGTCCACCGGAGCGACGCGAGTCCCCACGACCAACAGCGGCGCATCACGGGTCATCACGTCCTGCATGATGTAGTCAAGGTGCGCTTCGTACTGATGGGCGTTGTGGGTGTCGGCAACGTCGTCGAGGATGATCAGGTCCGCACGGGCTCCGTAGATCTGGTTCCCGATTCCCAGAACCTCGACCGTGGGGTCCTTCTGGTCTGAGTCGTTGTGGCCGAAGTAGATCATCTTCGAGGACCACATCTCCGAGGATCGCTCGAACCCTTCGGGGGGAGCGAAGTCGATTTGGAGTTTCGAGAATGCCGTGTTCGTCAAACGGCGCTTGATTCCGTGGAGGAACTTCTTCGCCATCGCTTCGGTCTTGGAAATGATGATGACGCGGAAGTCGGGGTTCGTGACGATCTTGTACGTCACGTAGTTCATCGTGATCGTGGTCGACTTGGCGTGACCGGGAGGGGTATTGATGATGATCGTGTCCGGGTCGCCCTTGACATAGGTCTGGCCCGGATGCAGGTCCCGGGGAGCGCGACCCTCAAGAATGTCGATCCACTGCAACTGATGACGGAACAGTTTGGAGTTCAAGTACTTCTCGGAGAACTCTTCAAACCCGATATTCCGCATTTCCGGGTCCGTCTTTGCGCCCGCCTTGCGGGCTTCGATCAGATCGGCGGCCTGCTTGAAATCCGGATCGGTGCGCTTGTAATACTTCCAGATGTCCGCACCCTTGCCCGCCAGCCGACAGGCGTCGGCCACGGTGTGACCCTCTTCGCGCAACTTGAGGATCTCTGCCTTGATCCGCGCTACTTCGGCGCGGGTCGACTTTGCACGACGGTTCGCCGTTGGGTTGGGCGTGGTCTTGTCCCCGGCCTTCTCGCCGGGAAGGACACCACCCGGCGATACCTTGAGACGCTTACCCGCCAACATTTTCCTTTCGGCGACTAGAGGGTTGGTTGTACGACAGTGCTACCCGTGTACTCTCACCCTCCGCCCCCAGCGGAGGGGTAGTTTTACTACCCGGCGACCTAGGGTCTATGGGGGGAACCAAGAGGCGAACGAAGTGAGCCTCAGGGGGGGGGTTCTACGAGCCCCTTTGTGGGGGCTCGGAACTAGAGCGAGGAAGAGAAGACAGGCGAGCAACCAAGCGAGCCGTTCGCTCGTCTTCTCGACTCGCTCACTAAGTACACTTCTAGAAAAGTCTTCTCACTATGTATTAGGCCGAGATTGGACCTTTTGTTCGTCCAAATCCCAAAGTTTTTTTTAGAACATGTTTCGGTAACTTAGCATTCCTGCAGGTCAGAGGCCGTTTTTGGCCCTGAAAAAAAGTTGCCGGTAACTTAGCCGTATCCTATCTGAGAATGTCTCGTGGCCTTAAGCCCGACCCCCCGCCCGCACGTTTAAATGGGGGGGTCAAACCTCAGCGGAATGGTCCGAAAGGACTAGTTTGACAGTAGTTCTGTCATGGTCGCGGCACGCGACTGGTCTAGTAATGAGTTGGTGGAGGATCACTGCAACGCTCATGCATGAGCGTGTGCACCTAGGGGTAGGAAGGGGAGTATTTCGGCCTACATTTCGGCGTGTTAGTGGCCCATATTCAAGCGGATTAGTCATTGCGAGGCAGGCACCTTAACCTAGCCGTTCGGCTAGCACACCCCGCCCACACTGTTAGTACACGCGAGGGAGACAGGTGCACCTGTTCCAGATGGCAGGGGATCACCGATGTAGACATGCCTCTCAGAGCCACAGAATGGGGCCATAGAGCGACGCACACCCTAGGTCCGGTACTCGGTACCGTCCCCACACCTGCAAGCCTGTCAGTGGCACCGTTGCACGCCTCCCGCTAGAGCGTGTCTAGGACACGCGAGGATGCCCCGCTGAGAGCCATACAGGTGAGGGCATGGGAAAGGGGCTCACCGTTGCCAGTGAGCCCCTGTGAGTCGATCAGATGAAGTCTGATCGCACTAAGTGGAGTTGTGGATTCAACTCCACCTAATCCCTACTTATTTCAGTTAGTCGGTTGGCGCATGCCACTCCCACTCGCTCATCAGCGCTCGAATGCCCGATGACGAATACAGACCCGATGTAACCGCTTGCCTCACAAGGTCCCGCAATTCCTCATCGGTAACGCTCATCGCCGTGAATCCATCCGATATCTTCCATATCGGCTCGGTCGCGTTCTCTCGTCGCGTAAGTGTGATCGCCATGTTTCTCATCCTCTCAGTGAGTGAGCGTTGTCATTGTGTTGTCTTTGGTGATCGCCGTAACGACTCCTGTCACAACCCACCATGTCACCAACGGCGACAGGTATGCCAGATTGATCAAGAGTCGCTTGCGGAATAGTGCCAACATCAAAATGACCTTTCCATCAAATCAGACTCCCAATCAGGCAGTTCCCTCAACTCTTCACTGCTGATGACTAACTCAAAATCACTTGAGTCGTATCTGCCGTTGCATTGATCAGGTGAACCCTGCCACTCAACATACAAGGCAGTCCCAGATGGGAAATGGGAAATGCGCTGCAGTGAGTTCACACTCAGCACTGTCGCCAACGTGCCTTCAAGTGCAGTGAATCCACGAGTACGCGGAACAAGCCGCACTGTGTCACCGATTTGGAATGTCGGACGCTCAGGCTCAACCAGACTCAATTGATTTGCAGGCCACCAAAACACGCCCGTTGAACCATCGGGACGTACTCCGATTGGATTGAGCAGCACGTCCATTGAATTTCCACGCATGCGCATTTCCCGCACTTCACCTTCAAAGCCTGCCCACTCGAACATATGCGAGGCTGGACTACCAATTCGCACGCGGTCACCAATGCTGAAAACAGGAGTTGGCGTCCAGTAATCGACATAACCGAGCGCCAACGGAAAATTGCTTGCGCAGCAGTCACCCCAGATTGGACCAGTGTTACTAACTCCGACGAGTCGCGTCCAACCATTGCGGCCAGTCTCTAGCCTTAGGCCGCACCCGTGACAGTGCAAAGCGCCATCCCATTGGTTAACGGCATCAAATCCCTGTCGTTCTACTGGCATTACTTCCTCCAACCCTTAGGCGCGAGACACGCGATGAAAAACCGGACGTTGTACAGAAATGCGCTCATTAGTCGTTCTCCCCTGCGCTGCCGTTGTCCGGATGGTCGTCCCGTCCCTGCCAAAAGGCAGAGACGGTTACGTTGGGCATTGCCGCTAGACGGTCAATTTCGGTTTCAGTCCACATTGCCGTCATCCTCCGAGTCGGTGCGCAGTTCAGAAATCGCCATCTGGACGCCATCCCCGAAATCGGTAACCTTCATGTCACC